TTTAAACGGCACCTCTAAATTTAAAAATTTTGCTGCTTCATTAGAAGCTTCAATAATTGAAGTAGTTTCAATGCTCCAAGAGCTATAAATAAAATTAGTGCCAGTAAGTTTGCATAAAACTTCAGCATTAAGTATGGCTTGCAAGTTTAAATACGTGACGTACGGCCTTGCTAATACTTTTTGGATGGCATGGGGACGTTTTGATATTTTTTGCTCGTTCTCATAAATTCCTATATTTACAGCATTAAAAATCTCGAACTCCGACGGATAAGAGTGCTCGTCGTCTCCCTTGAAATTAATTAAATATCCTGGGTCTTCTATAAATGGCAGCCTACAATCTATACGAGGATACAAAACAAAAAAGTTTTTAGGGGGACCATAATTTTTAATTTGATAGAGATAATCATCTAAAATACTTATTGCACTGGCTCCGCCCATGGCCAAGTTTGCAGAATTAGTTTCTAAATAATTAGAAACAATCGTTCCCCACACGTAATCATTGGCAGCAGATAAGTCTTTATCTATAAAGTCTCCATAAGTTTCCGAGCACCCAGAAAAAATGGTTTCGTAGTGTTTATCTAAATCTTGAAATTGCTCGTCTCGAGCTTCCTTATGTCTTCTTTTTAGTCCTACTAAATCAAGAAAAAAATCATCATGGCCTTCTACATATACCCTATGCAACCCATGCTCTGAGTATTTAAAGATTTTGTCTCGTAAAAAATCAGAAAATACATTTTTAAAAGCCGAATGGTTTAGCAATGCTCTGCTTTACTGACGCAAATGCTGTAACTACAAAACTGCTATTGTCCATGTTCTGAGCAATATCTCCATAAGTCTTTGCCTCTGGATATGAGATTTTTAGTTCGAGCTGTACGCTATCTTCTACAGAATCTTCAGGAATATTTAAAAATTTTCCAATGCGCTTTATAGCTTCTTCTTTAGCTTCTGTAATGTCGTCGGCCGTGAGTTTTAACTCAAAAGATGTTCTAACCACGCTCACTATGCCTTCCTAATACGCTTTTCTAGCTTGTAGGGGGAGTAGTGGGCCCCTTTAAGCTCTGGCTGTCTTCCGTCTGTGTCGTTGAAGATGACGTCACCATAGCGGACTGCAACCACCGTGCCGCGGCGCCCGTTGTGAATGGGTCCGAGCTTGTCTGTGTAAGCATCTGCTTTAACACGGACGATGTCTCCAACAACGATTTGTCCTGGCTGTAGCGGGATCCACGCGTAGTCATCTTCATTTTCCTCTTCTTTAATGGCATGGCCTCTAGCCAATTCAGGAAACACTAAAAGAATTTCTTCTATCATGTTGTCACTCAGTTTTGGTAGGTCTTCCCATGCTTCTAGCAGCTTCATTATTGCTTTTCCAGAGCCAACTTTTACTTTAGCGGCTTGAAGCTGCTCTTTAATCCATTCACGATTAATTTCGGGCATTACATTCTCTCCTTGGTAAATGATTCTATCAGAATATTTTTTAATATGTTTGCAGACTCTTCTGCAGAAGGGATTGATTCTAAATACGAGTTTCTTTGTTTAGATGCAAGAATTTGCCTCTGAGCGGGAGTCATATCTTCAATTTGATAGGCAAGCACCGCCCAGCTAGAGCTAAAAGAATATAGGTCTTGCCAGTTAGTGGCTACAGGAGTAGAAGTATTCATTGCTTGAATCATTCTGTAGTTCCACCAAACAATATTTGTTCTGTCCTGAGGCGGAAGAAGCAGCCCAACAGACCCTCTAATTAAATTTAGGGCGTAGTTATCGTCAGTCTTTCTCCTGACTTTGGAAGCCTCGGCGGGGAAAACAATGCTTTTCTCTAAAGATTGGTACCAAAGACTTTTAGGGTTTTCTAGTGCCCAATAGTCTTGCCTAGAAATATTAGGAGGCTCTGGGCTGATTAAAGATGAATCTAAATTTAATCCGACAAACTTTTCTAAGTTACCAAAACCAAGAGCAGAATAAATTTTTTCGTTACTATTCCAAGGAAGTCCAGGATATATTATTGTTGGCCACTCGGAAACCCTCATGTGGGCAATAGCTTTTTCAATTATTGATTTGTTTTTAAGCGCAGTCTGATAGTTTTCTCGCCTTGAGTAAAAATTTGTAAATAAAAGATCGGGGTTTTTTAAAATAGCAGAAATACTGTTTTTGTACTGCCAAATTTGAGGACTATCTACTACTAGTTTTAGTTTAGGAGAGTCAAAAATAAGGCCTAAAAGATTTAAAGCACCGTAAATTTTATTTGAGCTCAGGGCTGTAGGGGGACTAAACCCAAAGAATATTTGGTCATACTTATCTAAGTCTTCCTTGGTCCAATTAATATTAGGAGACTCCCAGGTTACCGTAGCATTGGAGGGCAAGTTTTTTTCTATTACCGAGAAAAAATTAACATTTTCTGGCTTCTTACAGTGATGGGACCCCATTCCCGTAAATAAAATTTTCATTAGTGCCTCTGTAAAGTTTTAGCGGGGCACCCTAAGATGCCCCGCCATTTTTAACTAGAAGGGAGCAGACTCGCTTCCAGCTACAGGCGACGCAGGAGCAGGCGCGGGCGCAGGAGCTGGGGCAGGAGCTGGGGTGGCTGCTGCAGGGGCTGCAGCAGTAGTAGCAGTGTTAGCTGCAGAAGAAGAGCGATAGTAGCTCTTAATCTCGTTGCTTGGCTTTCCTTGGTAGGAACGAATTGCGACCTTGCCTCGGAAAGCTCTACCAAGTAGGGCCTGCTCTACCTGAGCAGGAGTCGGGTCAGATAGCCAATACTCCTTGTTGAGTCCTACAGCTGCACCTTTTCCAAAAAAGATGTTCATTGCAGTCTCGTTGTCTGGAGTGACAACCCACTGATCCCAAACACGACGCTTGTCGTGCGGACCTCCCTGAACTTCATTAGTCAGCTTAAACATAAGCTTTCCAGTAGAAGCGGTAGTTGCCTGAGCTTCAATTACCTTAAACTCGTAGTCACCCTCAGGTAGTGGCTCGTAGTTTGTTTGTGCAGCAGCATCTCCAGCTTTCTGGACGAGCTGTGCGAAATTAACAGTAGTCATAACTGCCTTTCTTAACTTGCTTTCTTAGTTGGTTCAGCCTTCTTCTCTCCGAAGACCATGTCCAGCATGCGTTCGACCCCGAGGTCTTGCTGCTGTACTACTTTGCCTAGACGTCCTTGGACGCGCTCGCCAGCCTCGTACTCTGGAGTACGTTCGACATACATGCGACGAACTTTATATGGTGCCTGCAGCGGGTCTGGGTTTGGTTCCGTCTCCACCGTAAGTGCACCAAGGATGTCATAGAAATATGGGGCCTGAATCGCTAGCTGGCCTTGGAGGTAGGGACGGTATACGCCATCCTGACCCTTACGTGCCATAGCGGTCAGTACCACAGCCTCAAGAGGCTGGGTTGGGTGCATCGTAAGGTCACGGAGGTCACGAAGTAGTGCACCCATGTGGCGGAGAAGCTCTCCCCACTGTTGCATCTTCATTTGCTCTGTGCCTGCGATGTTGTCCATGCACTTGACCTGGAGCTCCGAAATGGAGTCAATAATCAAGGACTTGAAATGGTGCTTACCAGACTGTAGCCACTGGAAGGCCTTCATGACAACGTCGTATTCATTTACTTTGACTACAACGGTGTCCCAGGTACCATCTGCTAGTGGCGGCTCTTCGGTAAGCGGGTCCCAATACTTGACAGTGATAGGGAGAAAGCGGTGTCCTCCCTCAACGTCGAGCATTAGGCGTGGGTAAGGTGCCGTGACTGCAAAAGTTGATTTACCAACCTTGGATTCGCCATAAACCATTAATGTTAAGCTGCGTTCCACGTCTGACATTATTCCTCACTTCCCTTCTTCTCTTCGATTCCGTAATAACCGTATGGGTCGGATGACTCAAACGCATCGCTAAGTGCTGCTTCGGCGGCGCTTCCGTCGTCGAATAGCGGGCAAATAGCGAAGAATTGACACTTCCACTTGCAGTCCCTGCTTGGTTTAGGGTATGCGTGGCGGAAGTGACTCTCTCCGTTGTCCAACGCCTCGCGGACGTCAAGCATGTCGGAGAGCACTCCTTCTAGTTGGTCTAGAAATGCACGGAGTGTAAACCTATTGTGGCGAACTTCAATTTGGTCATAGAACGGTGGCTTAGCGTAAGCACCGCGCTTTACCTTACGGAGCATCGTGAAGATAGCACCGTCAGTGCGCTCGCCTGCTTCGCTCTCTTGAACCTCGTCTAGAAGCATGTAAGTTTTTACCTGCTCGTTCATGTGAGCCATGGCCCCAAAGTCTGCAAAAGAACCGCCTACAGTCTTGAAGTCACGAATCATACGAGCACCATCAATTTTTCGACGTACGCGCATATCAATTTTTCCTTGAAGAATCACCTTGCCATCCATCATGGGACGCTCAAGTATCTCTTCGGTTGAAATCATTTCAAGCTCAGCGTCAATACCCTCTTGCTCTACCCACTCTAGGTAACCTTCTAGCATTACGCGGCCAAGGTCAGCATCGGCTTCGAGCGCGGAAGTGTCGCGAAACTCGTCTTGCAGCTTTTTTATGTCTTCTTTAACAAGATCCGAGTGAGCCTCTAGTAGGTCTTGTCCCGTCGAATAGTGGCGGTCTAGAGCTTCGTGAATGCGAGACCCTAGGGCTAGCGCTCCAGTAAACTCAGTAACTTTTGGTTTTAGACGTCGATAGTAAGTAAGCCACCAACGCCTGCGGCAATCTTTAAATGTTTGCACCTCTGAGTTAGAGATTCTCACTGGGCTTGCGGTCTCCATTTTTAGTCCTTAAGTATTTTCATTAGCTGCTCTTTATCTCGAACAATCTGTTGGAAATTGTAGTCTTTAGCTCCAAGAGTTTCAATAACTTTTTCTTCTACAGTTCCCTCGGTCACGTAGTCGGTAATGAGAATTGAATCATGAATCTCAGAGCCAATGCGGTGAACGCGATCCAGAGCCTGCTTGTAGTCAACAAGAGACCATGGTCTCTGAAGCATAACAAGTCGGCGTGCTGCTGTCAAGGTGACACCAACACCGCCAGCTTGGGCAGTGAACAAAATCCACTTTGTACGCCCAGACTGGAAATCATCAATAGCTTGCTGGCGTTCTAGTTCGCTCTGAGCACCAGTAATAAGACCGTGAGGGATACTTTCTTTGCTCATCCTGGCACTCAAAATTTCAATGAGCTGCCTTGAAACGGCGCACACAGCGACAGAGTCATCTCCAAAGTCACCGCTCTTAATGTCATCCATTAGAGCGTCAACTTTACAAGAGGGGTCTGACAATAACATTTTTTCTTGGCCATCAATCAATTCAATCTGACCATAGGCACTAGCAAACTGAATCAGTCTGCCCATTTGAACCATAGGATTAGTTGCAACTACTAAATCCCCTGAAAGTACGTTTTCGTCAAGCTCTTCTTGAAGGTCAGATTCAGGAGTACCCTCTAGCATTGCCATCATATTTTCTAGCATTTGCTTGTATGCCTTAGCCTGCTTAGCACCCATCTCGACGTCGCGACGGTCATTAATAACTTCTGGAAGCCAAGGAAGTACTTTTGACTTTAGCATCCTTCGCATACGCGGGTGGATGCCAGCAAAAAACTCAGCCTCCATCGCAGGTTTTAGGCCAAGAATCATAAGAGCACCAAACGCATTTAGGTAGGTGTCTACATATCTATCAATCCATTTGGTCTTGCTGGGCCACTCTTTTTCGTCTAGCCAATGAAGGATAGGCCAAAGGTCTACTGCATTATTTGCAATCGGAGTACCAGTAAGTGCAAATCTAGTACTTGCATCGCCAGATGCTGCCCATAGGGCTCTAGTTTGCTTAGATTTGGGCTCTTTGGACCTGTGAATTTCATCAGCAACTACGGAATTAAAATTAATAGTGTTTAGCTCTCTTTGGTGAACTTCGCAGCGGGCAGGGCTAATTTTTGAGTCATGGCCCCCACACTCTACGCATCTTGCAAGAGCTACTGCACCGTAAGGCTGGAGCCTAGAGTGGGTTCTTAGAGATTCCCAGTTGATTACATACACTTGTGCTTCAT